GTCGCGGGGCCCCCAGCCAGCTCGGTAGTTTCGACCCCCCTTCCCCTTGGTTTGTCAAGGCCTTGTGGCGTGTCACCGAAGAATCCAAGGGCAGCAGGGGTTCTCACTGCGAATCTTTCAGCGATGTCGAGCTTAAGACCGGGGGTCAGGGGCCTGGCCTTGCGGTAGGCGTTGCAGCGTCGGTGACTAGGCGCGACGTTGTCAGGGTGAAGCGAGAGCTCGGGATGATCACGCACGGTGAGGATGTGGTCGAGCTCGTAGGCCAGGGGATGGAAGCGGTGCAGGCCACGGGGTATCCGCTGGTCACAGAGGTGGCAGACCCACGGCAGGTTGTACTGAGCCCATACCACCAGCGCACGCCAGGCCCTGGTTCCCCGGACATCGGGCACGGTGCCTCACCTCCCGTGGCGGTGGACTACCCCGGGGATGCGCGCCGGGGGGTAGTCCACCTGGGCTGAGTGTGTCATGCGGCATCCACCCAGAACGGGCTTGGCTCGCTGGGTTCGGCGATGATCCGTACGCCGTATCGCGGGAGTGTGGTCTCCATGCACTGCACCAGCGTGGCAGTGGCGTCCTCGGCCTCGGCGGCTGGCACGTGGGCATCCACCTCATCGTGCACAGGCCACATCACCGAAGCGCCCCAGCGGGTGGTCCGCCACAACATCATGGCGTCGATCAGCAACTCTCTCGCGGTGCCCTGGATCACGTAGTTCGGGGCAGCGTGCGCCTTGTCCTTGGGCAGGTGGATGAGGCGGCCCGAGTGCGTGGTCCAGGTGGGCATCAGTCCGGATTGCACGGCCCGCTTGATCTCCTGGGACCACGCGCTGAGCGTCGGCCACAGCGTGTCGATGGCGTCGATGAGCTGCTGTGCGATGTAGTGCGGGACGCCCATCTGCTGGGCCAGGGTGTTCAGGCCGCCGCCGTAGATCCGGCCGAACACGCCGCGCTTGACCATGTAGCGCTGGGCCTTGGTGAAGTCGGGGCCGAACACGATGTCGGCGGCCATGGCGTGGGGGTCCAGGCCTTCATCCAGCATCCGCATCAGCACCTGATCGCCGGATACCTCGGCGGCTACCCGGATCTCGACCGAGCTGAAGTCGGCGCCGATCTGGAGCATGCCCGGGTCGGTGGTGATGATGCTGCGGAAGCCCCCAGACTGGGGCAGCTGCTGGAAGTTGGGCCGCACGCAGGACATACGGCCGGTGTCGGCGCCGAGCGTGTACACGGTGGGCCGGGCGCGGCCGTCGCCCTTATGCACCAGCTGGCTGTAGGGCTCCAGGAACAGGCCCAGAGCGGTGGCGTGGTGGCGGTACTGGAGCACGTCGGTGATCAGCGCGTCCGCGATGCCGTCGTATTGGCCCTTGAGCGCTTCCAGGACGCCCTCTGCCACGCTGGGCTGCCCCTCGGGGTAGGAGACGCTGGGTTTGGTCCTCGGGAGCTGCACACCGGCATCTGTGAGCGTTCTGGCCACCTGCTGGGCACTGCCGGGGTTGTCGATGCCGTAGCGCTGCTGGATGGTCTCGGTGATCTCCTGGCGGGCCTGGGTGTGCTCGGTGTGCAGCTGGTCCACCTTGGTGCCGTCCAGCGGTACGCCGATCAGCGCGATGCGGCTGACCATGTGTGCTGCTGTTCGTTCGCGTTCGTAGATGTGCGGTGGGAGTGGGGGCAGGCGTTTGGCCACCAGCGCGGTGTCAAGGACGTCGCTGCCGGCGTAGCGGGTGAAGGTGTAGCAGTTGGGCTTGACCTGGTGCCAGCCGTTCTTAGCTGGTGGGGTGGTGGGCTTGGGTTTCTCCAGCCAGCCGGCCGCCTTGAACAGGGTCTTGCGGGCTTCGTCGGCCGGGGTGGAGGCGGACTCCGGCCCCAGCATGTGGTCGGAGATCTCTTTCAGGCCGGCGTCGGCGCCGGTGCTGGCCGGGTCATGCAGCTTGGCCCGGATCACGGTGTCGTCCATCCGCTGCCAGGCGTCATTGAAGTCCGCCAGGTCGTCGTATGCCAGTGGCACCAGGTCCGCGGTGGCTGAGTGGGCGTGCAGCACCGGGGCGGTCTTGAGGTAGTGGGCGATGGTGTCGCGCTGGCTGGCGTCGTTGGGGTCGAGCACCACGCCGAACGTGTCGTCACCGAGCTGGACCAGACGCAGTTCGTAGGCCTCGTGGCCGATCGGGTGGCCCGAGGTCTCCACGTCCACGGTGAGCGTCGGCAGTCCCTCCAGCAGCGTCTGCGCCTCGCCCAGGGTCACCTCGGTCACGGTACCGTCACGCAGCACCACCGCGGGCAGCCGGACATCGGGCCCGGCCGCCGCCGAGACGCGCAGGCGTTTGGCCTCGGCGTTGGCGAGCTGCACCTTGGTGGGCTTGGCGTGTTCGCCCTTGGGCTTGTCCACAGGCTGTGCGGGAGGCTGTGGATTGTCACCCTGAGTCACCGAACCCGATACTGGCGAAACCGGAGGCGCGGGTCGAACATGTGTTCGGTCTTGAGTTTCGCGCACGGTGCGCACACTACTCCGGTCGGTTCCCACGTAGAGATCTGAGCTCATTTTGGCTGGAGTTGTGTGCGCATCGTGCGCGGATTCGGTGTTTCCGCTGGTCACAGGGTTATCCACAGGTTCGGTGGGGGGCTGTGGATAACTGCCCTGAAAGCGCATTCCAGACCATAGAACCGGGTCTCTGGGGATGGCTCCGGACGTCATTCCGTAACCGGAGGCAGCCCGCGAAATGAGGGGCTCACCGGCCCAGTGGCTGTACCTGCGGTGGTGTACACCGTGTAACTGCGTAGTCTCATGGTCACCGAACCGGCTCTTGAACGTCCGGTCTGACCACGCGTTGTTCTGGGCCTTGGTACGGGCCGCCCATTCGTTGAAATCCCCCAGCAGGTCCGAGGCCAGGACGGCGTATCCATCGGCCGGCTCAAGGCGTTCGGCCCAGTAGGCGTGCACGGTGTCGGAGTCGTAGCGCCAGGCGTCGGTCTGGGCCTCCACCTCGGTGGTGGGGGCGGGCATCTGTTTGCCGGAGGCGTACCAGGCCCAGGCCCCGTCCAGCAGCCAGGCCAGGACGGCACTGTGGACGGCCGGGTCGGTCTTGACGCGGTCCCGCAGCCCCAGGTCGGCCAGGCGGTGCTCGGGCTGCGTACGGGTCTTGTGGGCGGGCAGGAAGGTGTACGGGAAGCGCAGCAGTGCCAAGCGCCGCCAGGTGCCGTAATCGGTCTCGGCAACGATCGGGCGGTAGTTGGTGGACACGAACAGGGTGTGAGTTGCGGCGTACGTCACTGAGTCCTGGGCGATGTAGCGAGCGGTGATGTGGGAGCTGCCGACAGTCTTTTTCAGCCGTACGACGTTCAGCTGCCGGGCCTCGGGTGTCTCTTCGATCGTGGCTACCCTGGCGCCGCGCAGGTCCATCAGTTCGGTGGGGTGCGCGTCGGGGGATGCGGTGAGCACCCGGTCGGCCAGCTGCACGTGGTAGTCACCGAGCACCGACATGACGGCGTCGAACAGGGTGGACTTGGCGTTCTTGCCGCCGCCCTGGCAGATCACCAGCAGGTCGTCGGGCGGGGTGTGCCCAGTGATGGCCTGACCGAGCCGGAGCTGGAACCATTCGCGGTCGTCCGGCGGCAGTGCCTCCAGGGCCTTGATCCAGTCCGGGTGCCGGGCGCCGGGCACGTAGTCCACAGGCGCCAGCTTGGTCACCAGCCGACGGGGATCGGGCGCCCACAGCTCGCCGGTGGGCAGGTGGATGACGCCCGACCGGCAGTTCAGGATGTCGGGGTCGCGGTCGAACGCGGCGCCATCGGTGCGGATGCCGGGGACACCGCGGGCGCCCTGGACTACCGACCGGATCAGGCCGGCGGCCTTGGCCACCGACAGCCACGCCTTGACTTCGGTGTCGTCTACCTGGCCTTCGAGCGATGTACGGGCCAGGTGCGCGGCGGACTCCAAGTGGCCGAGCGCCCACAGCCGCGCGGCCTCTTCCACGTCGGTGTCCGGGATGCGCTCCCAGCGCACGCCGTCCCAGCGCAGCCACTTCAGGCCTGGCGCCCACCGGTACCGGCCGTAGAGGGCCTCGGCAGCGAATGTCTCGGCCAGGGCGGCGTAGGTGAACTTGCCGGTGCCGTTGCGCACCTGCGGGGCCTGCTCCAGCCATGGCCCCATGATCACCACGCCGTCGGCGGTGGCCATTACCGGCGGGGGTGGGGTGAAGCCGTTGGCCTGCATCCACCGGTCCTGGAGCCAGCTGGGGCAGCAGCCGGCGTTCTGGGGCAGTGTCTGGTTGGCCAGGGCGTTGCGTACGGCCCCGGAGACGGCGTCCAGGTACTCGGTGCCTCCGGCGTCGGGCTTGGACGTGCAGAACGCGCTATAGGTCTCCTCCAGTGCCCCCGCGGCGCCGTGGTGCCCCTGCTCGCCGAGCCTGACCAGCTTCTGCACGACGCCGAGCATGTAGTCGTGGCGGCCGCCGGGATCCATGGCCAGCAGCGTGGACACGGCCTCCTCGGTGGCTCCCTGCACCACCGGGCACTGTTCAGGCCCGGGCAGGTCGGCCAGGAAGTCGTTCAGCTCAGCCGACCCGGGCGCCGATCCCGCTACCGCGCCGGGAGGTCTCAGCAGCTCGGCCAGGCCCGCTGGTACCTCGGGCAGCGTCCCCGAGCTCAGCCACTGATACCGGCCGCCGGGCTTGGTATGCACCGAAGGCTGGGCCACGATCACAGCGTTCAGGCCACGCACCTCACCCCAGCCGTCCAGCCCGGCCTCACGGAACCCCGCCACACTGTTGCCGTAGGCACCGGCCGGGGCAGCGAACAGGTAATGCCCGCGCCCTTGCTCGGCCACTCGCGTGGATTGGAACTGGGCCGGTGTGACCCCCAGGCCGTCATCGGGCATCAGCCACGCACCGAGGCCCTGGGTCAGTTTGGCTGGGTCATCCACGTCCAGGCACACAGCACCGGAACGACCGACGTGCAGCGCCAGGGACGCCTCGGGCCAGCGCTGCCACCAGGTCTGGATCACCGAGGGGTCCCGGGTGCTCTGCAACTGCCAGCCCTTACCCAGTCGGCTGCCGGGGTTCTTGGTTTCGGGATCCACCGGTACGACGAACCAGCCGGCGGCGGCGTATAGCGCGGCGGCCTCAGGTACCGACACACTCTCAGGTAGTTCGGGGATCCACGGCGCGTTGGGCTGCACAGCCTCGGCGCTCACGACGCGGGAACCAATGGAACCGGGGCGGGCACGAATTGCGGTACCATATGGCTGCCTCTCTAGCGATTGGTGCCCGGCCCCTCGGTGTCCTGGACACTTGGGGGCCGCGGCTGTTGTCGGGGCTTGCATCGTACTGCGCGATGGCCCGTCTCTACGGGAACCAGAGACGGGCCATCGTTTGTTGCGCCGGGCAATCAGCACCCGGGTGTCATTGGCCCGCGAGGAACGCCTGATAGGTGTCCGAAGTCCACACCAGCCGGAACAGAAAGTACCAGCCGTCGGAGTCCTGGAGCGTGTTCAGGTGCTCATAGGTGAACTCACATTCAGGCGTGACCACGTGCAGCCGCTTGAGACCGGCCTGCCACTCAGCGTGGGGCCCGCCCAGCGGCGGGACGGCCTTCATGAACTCCACCAAAGCATCCATCCCGATGGCGACCACTTCCGGCAGATCCGACCGCAGGTGCACGACACCATCACCGAGTTCGGCGCCGCCCAGGGTGAAGGTGCCGTACCGGGTGCGCGTCGGCCTAGCCACCGTAGTCCTTCCGTCCATCGGTGTAGCCACGTCGGTAGCCGTCATCCCACAGCACGCGCTCGGCCCGCAGGTGGATCCGGCACGGCGGATCGGACCGGCCACGGACGAACTGGGTGCTAGGCAGATCAGCGTTAGTGCCGACATCGATGCGTTCGCAGTTGCAGCCCGGCGGGAAATCCTCCGTGTTCGTCCGGACGTACAGTTCGGCCTTGGCCAGTATGAGACGCGCCAGCTCTACGGCGTGGATGTCAGGTGGCAGCGAAGAGGCTGCTTCGGATCTCAGCCAGGCCGCAACCTCGGCCGGATCGGTATCCCTGGACAGCAGTAGGCGCCCGTCGGCACCTCCACGTTCGAGCAGGTCAGCAGCAGCCCTCAGTTGACCGCGTTCTGTCTCAGCCATGGCGTTTCGCCTTCCTGCTCAGGGGATCGGGGATGTTGCCTTCCTTGCAGGCGGTGTACAGGGCGTGCCGGGCGGCGTCGCGGGCATGCGTCATGCCCTTGGTTTCGTCCAGCAGGCCGGTCCGTCCCAGCCGGATGTCGGTGGCCCAGGCCTTGGCCACGGCGGCGGTCCGCAGACAGACCTGCCCGGTCGGTGCACCGTTCGAGAGGTGGGTGTTCGCCAGGGTGGCCGCCGAGCCGACCATGTCGCGGGTGCGGGCGCCCGGCGACCCCGACCGGTAGGACTTGGTGCCGATGACGAATTTTTCCGCCTGGAAGTACAGCTCGGCCTTGGCGGGCACTCCCCGCAGCCACAGTTCCAGGATGTCGAAGGCACTGTTGCTGCTGCATTGCACCACGTGCACGTCCATCAGCTGGTCCAGGGCATAGGTCAGCTTCACCAGGCCAGGTGTGGGGCCGGGGTCCATGCCGATGGCAATGATCATCGGATCACCGTCACGGGATAATGCAGGTCTGCCAAACCGAGACGCCTGGTTGCCTGCCCGCATTCATCGCAGTACGGCGCCTGGTCATACGCGGTGTCGCTGGGGTCAAACAGGATCACACGTTCCGACTCGGCGTAGGGACCCGTCAGCGCAACCAGGAAAGGCTGCCCGAGTGCATCGATGCCGGCGGCCTTGTCGTCGGCCCCGGCGTCGTTCAGCTGGTCTAACAGCCCGCGTAGGGCATCGGCATCGGCGATCTCAAACAGTGCTCGCAGATGCGTCACGACCTGGTCTCCTCTTTGTACTCGGGCTGGCCGCTGCCGGGGCATCCCTTGCGATCCCCGAGGGCTTCACCCCGATGGCTGGCCACCAGGCCGTTACGGTTGATGCTGACGTGCAACCGGCAAACCGGGCAGAACCCGACACGGCGCTTCACGGTCATGCCACCGCCTCAGGGTTCAGTTCCGCGCAGTTCTTGCACAGATGGTGCTTGCCATCCTTGTGCGCCTTGAACCCCTCACGCTTGGCAGCGTCCAATGCCTTGCCTTGGCTGTCGAGCTCGCCGGTGGTGCCCCAGCAGTTGGCCGCCGGGGTCAGGCCCAGGCCCTTCAGGTCTGTGTCACAGACGACGGCAACAGCGACCCGTGAGCAGATCATCCCGCCACCTGCCAGACGTAATGGCCGCGCAGGGCGGCGTCGAAAGTGGCATACGTGCCCACCAGCGCACTGCCCTGCCACAGCTCATACAGGGCGGTGTGCGGGTTCTGGGTGATCCTCATGGTGCCTGCTTTCCCGGGGCTCTAGCGATAGGGCTACATCATGCAGCAAGATGCAGCAGCGTGCAACTACGCCTCGCCGAACACGTGCTTCCAGTACGCCGTCGGGTGCACCGTCCGCAGGCACCGACGGGACTCGGTCAGTATCTCAGTTTCGTTCCACGCCCAGTTCCGCAGCTCGGTGTACTCGCACTCCGGCAGGGTGGCCCGTAGTTTCCCGATCAGGCAGACGCACTCAGTTTCATCCGGTGTGACATAGCAGGCTTCCAGGTGCATCGCGTTGTCACACAGATCCGCGATGGCCTCGGCTAGCTGGTGTTGCTGTTCCGTGGTGGCGTACAGCGGATGGGCGCTGGCAGCCTTCATCGTTTCCACGCTCTCCAGGGCTGTGCCCTTCCAAAAATCGTCTGGCCCGTCGTTGTTTGTCACGCTGCGGTCTCCCCTCTAGCGACTCGTCTGCCGCCCATCAGCTCGGCCACGATGCGCGGATCGCGCACCAGCTCGGCCAGCTGCCCGGCGTGCCCGCGCAGGATGTCCCTGATGCGGGTGTCGATGGTGTTCTTGGTGATGATGTCGATGTACTCCACCGAATCAGCGGTCTGCCCGATCCGGTGCGCGCGGTCCTCGGCCTGCAATGACTCTGGCAACGACAGCGGGCGTTGAAGGAATACCACCGTGGATGCTGCGGTCAGGGTGATGCCGACGCCGCCGGCCCCAGTGGTGGCCAGCACAGTGTCGAGCTCACCGGCCTGGAAGGCGTCCACGACCGCGGTGCGTTGCGACCGGGATTGGCCACCGACGATATACCCGACCCGGCGCCCGGTCCGTTCCGCAGACTCCCCGGCCAGCATGATGAGCTGGCGGCTCGGCGCGAACACCAGCACCGATTGGTCAGGTCGTTCCTCCAGCACCTCCAGCAGCGCATGCACCTTCCAGCTCGGATGCTTCAGGTCCAGATGCACCGACGTCTTTTTGGCCATCTGGCCGTATGTCGGGCTGTACTCGTTTTCGTCCAGCACCTCCCGGGTCTCGTAGCGGACATCGGCCGGCGCACACGCCAGGGATTTCAGGTGGGCCAGCACGCTGAACACGTCCATGACAGCGAGCTCGGTGGCATCGGGCAGCTGGGCCAGCATGTCGGCTTCGAATTGGTCATAGACCTTGCGCCAGATGTTCGGCATCTCGACTGTGCGGGTGCTGTATACCTTCGGTGGCAGGTCCAGCACGTCGGCCTTGGCCACCCGGCGGAGCTGGCCTTCTAGGCAGGCCCGGAACTCCGGTTCGGTATGCGGCGCCAGCCCGATGACCTTCTGGGTGTAGCCCGAGTCCACGGTGAGCAGGTAGCGCTGCTTGAACCGGTCCCCGGATGGCCAGGCACCGGCGTCCATGGCCTCCAGCATCGGTGTCAGGTCCCCGGTGTGGTGGGTGATCGGGGTCCCGGACATGCCGATCACGTACGGCGCGTCCCGGGCTACCCGGACTACCGCCTTGGAGCGTTCGGCGCCGGGGTTTTTGATGTAGTGGCACTCATCGATCACGACCGCCTTGGGGGCCAGCCGGTTCAGTGGTCCGCGGCGCCCGGTCGGCGCGTCCTGTCTCACGATGTCGTAGCTAGTGACGTACACGTCGAAGGCACCGAGTCTGCTCTGGCGCTTGGGCCCGTGATACCGGGTCACCGTCCAGTGCGGCGTCCAGGTGCGGACTGCTTCCACCCACGGGTCCATCACCGAGGCCGGGCACACCACCAGGATCGGCTCGGGGTTGGCGCTGCCGTCCTGGAAGTAGTTCGCCCACAGTTCGGTCAAGCCGAGCAGGGCGGTGATGGTCTTGCCGGTGCCAGGCTCATCGGTGAACAGGACCCGGCCGGTGGCCTTGACCAGCTGGGCACCGTCGTACTGATGGGCGTACGGCACCAGCCCATTCGGCGGCGTATAGACCGTTGCCGGGGGCATCATCCGTTTCAGCCCCTCGGTCTCCACCCAGGCGGTGAGCCCGGGGCTCGGGCGCCACCAGTCACCGAACTGATAGGCGCACTGCACCACCGCGGGCCACGACAGCGGGCATTCCAGATAGCCCTCCCCGGGACTGAAGTGTGGCGTGAGGCTCTGCACCATGGCCGCCACCATGGCCATCTCGTGGGGTGGCCCGGAGGCCGACAGGCGCAAGGCCTGCCGGTCCCCGGACACGTCCCCGTGCACAGGCAGCACGGATCAGCCTTGCGGCTGCTGGGATGCGCCCATCGGCCCAGCCTGGCCCTGACCACCGGACAACCGGTTCATCAGTGCCTGTTTCTCCGGGGACAGCCCTGACGGCTGGACCCCCGGCTGGGTCGGCGGCTGACCCTGGGGCGGCAGAGCGCCCGCAGGGGCAGTCATGGGCAGTTGGGGCTGGGTGTACTGCGGTTGGGGTGCGTATCCGCCGGGCGCTTGTCCCTGGCTGGGGTTCACCTGCGCGCCTTGCGGCTGCTGGGTCCCCTGATCCTGGGGGGCCTGCGGATACGCGTTGGGGGCGGCCTGGTACGGCTGCTGCACCTGGGCCTGATTGGGGTCGTATGCCTGCCCCCCGTACTGGGGCGCGGCCTGCTGTGCGGGAGGCTGACCGGCTTGGGTGGGCATGACCCCACCGCCTACCGGGGCCTGTCCATACTGCGGGGCCTGGGCGTACTGCTGGGGGTTGGGGTAGGCCGGAGCAGGTGCCGGAGCGTACGCCGGTGCCTGCTGCTGGTACGGAGCCTGCTGGGGCGCCGCGGAGGCCTGAGGCGCCGGAGCCGGCTGGGCCAGCTGCTGCGCCACCGCGGCAAAAGCGGGGTCGGTCTCCCACGTGCCCTGGGGCCGGTAGGTGACCGCGTAGACGTTGGTCGCGATGTTGTTGCCGGGCTTGCGGTGCGTCAGCGTCACGATGACCAGCGCACCCTGCTTCGGTACGCCGGATTCGCCCACCTCCTGCATCGCCCGGGTGACCTCATCACGCAAGCCTCCCCGCAGGAACATGCGTGCGTCTTGATCGGGAAAGTTCTGCTGCTGCAAGGCGTCCTGCCACACCAGCCGGAGCTGCACCGGCAGCACCAGCTTGGGGCGCCCGTCGCTGAACGTCTTCAGCTGCTTGCTTTTCGGATCGGAGTCCTGAAACACGTCACCGTCCGCAGGGGTGCGGGTGACCACACCGACGTAGGTGTAGCCGTTCGGTGCGTTGTTCCAGGTAAGGCCCTTCCCGGATCCCTGGCTGGGCTGCTGGTAGAAGTCGTCCAGCGTGCCCTTGGCGCCCTGGGGTACCGGCGGCATCGGCGGCTGGCCGTACGGCGGCGCCTGCTGGCCGTAGCCCGGAGGGGCGTAGCCGTTCGGCGCCGGCAGATACCCACCACCGTGGGGTGGCGTCGGTACATAGCCCGGCTGGGCGTACGGGTCTGGCTGGTACGGCGGTGCGGGGTAGCCACCTTGTAGCGGGTAGCCGTATTGGGGTTGAGTCATGTGATGGCCTCTCTACTGTGTTCGGGTGCTACGGGTGTACAGCGGTCGGGGATTGGTATTACTGGAACAGGACGAGCCCGCCGCCGACTAGCATCGCGAACAGGCTGATGACGCCGAAACCGAAGCCGATCAGGGCCAGGATCGTGTAGATCCAGATGACGAACCGGACAGCGCCGGGGATCGACTTCCACGCCGTGGGCGCGGAGGGCAGGTACGTGAGTTGGTTAGCGCTCTGTGCCTGGCGCTCCTGCCATGCGGCCTGTGCGGCGGCGGCCTCGGCCTTGGTCGGCGGGTGACTCGGGCTGGGGAGATCAGTGTTGCTCATGGGATGCCTCTCTGTGATGGGGGTATAGCGATCGGGTTACAGGGGTTGGGGTCGGGCCCGGAGGCCCTACGGGGTGACGGCCACCGTGCTGGTGGCGTCAGGCCCAGGGCAGCCATAGAGGCCGTCCTGGGCAGCTTGGGGGCGATAGAACGGGCAGAAGTAGCACTCGCTGTCGCGGTCCTCGCCGGTGTCCGCTGGCACGTCGCGCAGGTGGGCCTGGGGGTTGCCGGTGCCGAGCAGGTAGTCGGCCCAGATCTTGCGCTGCGTAGTCTGCTCAAAGACGTTGGCTAGCAGCTGGCCGTCGGCACCGGGATAGTCGGTGACGTGCTCCCAGACGTACATGCCGTCCAGGGAGGCGCCGGTGCGGGGATAGGCCGCCAGCACCACCCGGGTCACCGGCAGACCGAGGTTGATATAGCCCAGCCCGTACAGCAGCAGCTGCACGACGTACTTGCGTGGCGGGTTCTTGCGCACCTTGTTCAGGCTGGAGTCACCGAGGAACTTGTGGTCAACCACGGCGAGCTCAGCGGCGTCGTACAGATCGGCGGTGCCGGGATGCCCGGGATGCGGGGTGACGCGCTGCTCGGCCAGCCAGCGGGTGTAGCCGTAGCGCAGGTTGTCGGCAGTGAATGCGTCGGCGGCCCAGGCGTGGCAGGCGGTGCCCACGATTGACGGCCAGGGATCCACCACGTGGTTGGTGGCGGGCAGCGCGGCCAGCTTGCCGGCCACCTGCCGGTCACACATCACACCGAGCTCGGACGGCCCCAGGTGCTGCTGCAACGTCCGCGGGGACCGGGCAGCGGCATGCTCGAAGACGCCGCGCAGCGTCTTGGCGTATCGCTGGGCCCACGGACTGGAGCCGTTCAGCGACGGCGGCGCCGCGGCCATGAACGCTGCTGCTGACTGAGTGGTCATGCCTCAGGCCTATCAGTCGGCTCCGACAGTTTCCGCATGCCGGCACGCTTGCGCCACAGCACCCGCTTCACCAGGGCCTGTGTAACCAGCCGCTCCCAGAACAGCACCGCGGGCACGGCGTCCACCTCACCGGCGCCGGGACCGGCCTTTTCAGCCTTGTGCCATTGCTCCCGGTACGCAGCCAGCCGTCGGCCCCAGACCGCGACGCGCCAGCGCGCGAACCGCTTCGGGTACCTCATCGCTTTCCCCTCTTGGCCAGCTTGCCGCCGGTCGAACTGTTGTCGTGCGCGCATGCCGGCCGGATGTTGTCGCGGCGGTACGTCCCGCCCTGGCAGCCGGGGATGATCCGGTCCACGGTGACGGTGTCGACTGTGAGCAGGGTGCCGCACCGATAGCACCGGCAGGCCGGTTCCCCTTCGCCCAGCGGAACGATACGGACCCGGTGACGTTTGATCGGCAGCAGCGCCACCACCACATCTACGTTCGCGCGGTAGGTCATCACCAGCCATTCACGGCGGCGGCGCCGGTCCTCGGCGCTACCCCGACGGTTGCCGTTGGTGGTCCCCCGTGCAACGGGCTTGGGCTCCAGCCGCTCAAGCTGATCCAGTATGCTCACGAGATCACCGGGCAGTTGCCGTTGTGGCCGCCGACGATTCCGCAGTATTTGCAAGGAGTGCCCGGAGTGCCCTTGCCCCCAGCAAGGGGCTTACCTGTCACCAGTCCCAATAGCCGTCGTACATCCGGATCACCTCCTCTCCTGCGTGCCGCTCGGCGGAGCTCGGCCGAGCGGAGCTTGTTGGCCTCCCAGAAGACCCGCGGATCGGCATCCGCCACGGCACCGAGCTCCTGGAGCACGACAGCGCGCTCATGCCGGAGCGTTTCACGGGTGCGGCGGCGGAAGGTGATCACAGCCACCACCCGGCGCCGTCCAGGTGAGCGCCTTCGGTATGAGGCGGCCGGAAACAAGTCCGTCCAATAGTGTCTCCGTGACCGGGCTTCTTGGCTAGGCATTCCGCTGGAGTCACGCCGGCCTGGAGTGAATCGCTCCAGGCCACCACGGTGCGATACTGGTCCGCGCCCTGGTGTTCGTGGCGCATATCCGGGTGGGGCTTCAGGCTGCACCACACGCTGTCCATCCACGGGTGTGGCCGACCGCACGGCTTCTGATATGCCGGATAGGGCGGAGACGGGGCGGCGGTAGGCGTCGCACTCTCGGCAGTTTGCTCCCCATCATCCGTTCCGGCGGGCGTGGACGGGGGAGCGGCTGTGGGCGCCGCGGCCCCGTCTCCGGTCTGGGTGAGGGCCTCACGCAACATGCCAGCTGAGGCTCCGACAGCAGCCATCAGCAAACGTGTGTCAGGCGCCCGGGCATCTCGCCACTGCTCATCGGCCTTGGCCTCAACAGTGTTCAGCGCGTGCACCAGATCCGACCGGGTCACGCTGGCTGGGGCGTCCACCGGCTCCAGCTTGCTGTTGAGGATGCTGAACTCGGAGTCGGGAAACGCCACCCGCAGCTGGTCCTTGATCCTGCTAGCGTCCTCCGCCGTGATCGGTTCGGTTGCCCTAAGCAAATAGTGCTCGCCTGGCTCGATGATGCCGATATTCTGCATCGGGGTAGTGTCCGTGGGGATGTCTGCAAACCGCTCCAACGCCTGTTCGATGCGCTTGGCCACATCCAGCAGGGCCCGGCCCTCGGCCTCACCCACGCCCGAATGCGCCTGCTCTTTCAGGTTGAACGCCAGGGCATCGAACTCGTCCCATAATCTGCTCATGACTTCGCCCTGCTCTCCGCGAGAGTCCAGCGCTGCCCCCGCTTGGCGAACTCCACATACACCGCAGGCTGCTCGGCCTTCAGCCGCTTGCTGTCCACGGTCCACGGCTCGGTGTAGGTCAGTGTCATCGGCTTGAATCCGTCCACGTACAACGCCGACCGCAGCGCGCCGTCGCTGGCCTCCGACAGCGCTGTCTGAAGCTTGGTCTTGACCGCGTCGAACTCCTCGGTGGCGGCGTCGCGGACACGTTTCAGTTCGTCGTACCGGGCCCGCAGATCCGCCAGCTCGGTGGCCGGCTGGGCGCGCAGCACAGAAACCGGGTTGCAGGTCTCGCAGGACAGCCAATCGCCTTCATGGGTTGCTGTGTCCGGACCGGTGCCGGTGGCGGGATCGAACGGAGCGTGGTGGTACAGCTTGCCGTTGTCCAGCACGAATTCCCCGCGGTCGTTGAACTTCTGCACAAAGACCGGTTCAGCTGGTGGACTGAACTGCTGTGTGCCGACAACGTCCGCGCCCAGCACAGAAATCACCAGGGCCATGTCCACAGCGCTTTCGTTGGTGAGACCACTGGAGTTAGCGTCGGCCTCGGCCCGGGTCACGACCTGGCGATCTGCCGCCAGCCGCCAAGCCTCCCGCTCGGGACTGGACCAGCCGCCCTGAATCACAATGGCATGCCAGGTGGCTACATGGGCTTCAGCGTCCAGCACGCTCGGTGCCATGGTGCTGGGACCGCCGTATGCATGTGCCTTGGCGAGCAGTTCTCCGAGATCGAGCATCAGTTGAGCCTTCCGGTGGCGAGTCGTTGACGGGCGGCGCGGATGGCGCGCACGCGGGAGTGCCGTTGATCGGTGGCGGCCCGGATCAGCGCACGGTCCAAGCGCTTGGTGCGGCGGCGCCAATTGTGGAGCATGTCGCAGGGCATGACCAGTTCAACCGGGACGTCGTACAGCCTGGAACCGCGCAACGCATAGTCCATGCGCTGCTGGGTATCGGTCACCACGGCGATTCACCGACTGCGAGCTTCAGCTGCCCGGTGTAATCCTGGCGCCAGTGGTACGGCTTCCCAGCGAACCGGACCGTACGGCGGTTGGCGTGCGCGGGCGGGCAGTGCAGCAGCGTGTCGGCCCAGTGCTCAGCATTCACCGGCAGCGACTCACCACACGCCGCGCAATACGGTCCGTTTGCACCGTCCTGGATCTGCCAGGCTTCATGCTGATGTATCGCCGGTACGGCGGGCGCCATTGCCAGGGGACGTGTCGGCGGCCTGAACCAGGTCCGGGCTGCCCGCATCTCGCCGATGGTGTGTGAAAGCGTGATGCGCTCCAACAGCGTCGGTCGGCGCCGATAGAGTGCGGCGGTCCGCCGGGTACGCCGGTTCGCCATGTCATACTCTTCTCTGTCGGGACCCCTCGGCGTTCGGCCACTAACGTGGGAGCGCCGGGGGGTTTCTTGGTGCCGGGCCGCCCCACGGCCTGGGGGTCCTCGTGGGGCAGCCCGGTGTTCAGGGCAGATCGGTGGGCGCGATGCCCAGGGCTTCGGCGAGGGCGCGCCTCAGCTTGGGGCTAGGCGACACCTCCCCACGTTCGATCCTGGACAGGTTGCCGTCGGACACCGGCGTGCCGGCGGCCGTGACGACAGCTGCGAGCTGGCGCTGAGACCAGCCCTTGGCAATCCGGGCCGTCTTCATTGGCGAGTCGGTGTCGGTGTTCATGCCACGAACGTACAGCGAGATGCAGCAAGATGCAACAAGCAAAATTAGTGTGAATCAGGACTTGCATTCTGCTGCATCTTGCTGCATGTTGGTGGGTATGGAGACCACAGAGAGCCAGCGCTTCGAAGCTCAGACCGACGGCAACCGCGGATACGTCGTCTATGACCACGATCGGCAGCAGGTGGCGATCTCGACGGCCCAGACGCTGGCAGCCGCCGAGCGCATCGCGGACCGGATGAATCAGCGTGCGGCCAAGGCCGACGCGCCTATGTACGCCGGTTGGGATCGCTGGGATGCGCTCTGATCTTCGGTCAGCACGAACAGCGCTGACTATTGCCCCGATCGCATCACAGACGGCGGCGCAACTGGTGGTCGAACACCATTATTTGCACCGCCGCCCACCTATCTCTTTCGCCTTCGGATTGCACCGTGGGCCGGAGCTGGTTGGTGCTGTGACCTTCGGGGTGCCCGCGTCCCGGCATATGCAGATGAGTGTGTGCCCTTCGGATCCGGGCTTGTGCCTGGAGCTGAACCGGCTGTGGGTGGCGGACAGCGAACCCGCCAATACCGAATCGTGGTTCGTGTCGCGTAGCTTGCGGGCCTTGCCGCCGCGGCTGATCGCATCATATGCCGATCCCCTGCACGGTCACGTGGGCTACATCTATCGGGCGCTGAACTTCTACTACGCCGGGTGGACTGATATGGAACGCAAGACGCCACGATTCGACTATGTACCGGCCGATCCGGCAACACACACGCGAGACGCTTTCCGCAACGGGTTTGTAGAGCGGCGCCGACGGGTGGCCAAAGTCAAGTACTGGACAGCGACCGGCGACCGCAGGGACCGCAAACGCCTGGAAGGACTATGCGGCTGGCCCAAGATGAACTGGGCTGATGACCCACCGCCCACACCGCCAGGGTTCACAGCCAAAATCATCACTACTGAGGGGGAGCAATGCACACAATCCTGATCGCCGTGTCGATGCTGGCCGTGCTGGCGGCGGCGGCGTACTACGCCGGTGGGCGTGAGTTGCTGGAGGTGCTGGGATCGTGAGCAAGCCCAAACACGAACCCTGGTACAAACCCCGCACTGATGAGGATGCCGACGAAGAGCTGGTCAACTGGCTTGGTCAGCGGCAACCACCTGCCCATGGCAACGGCGATGGTGGTAAGCGCGGGGGTGGCTGTGGCCTGTGGATCCTGACCGGACTAGTGGCGGTCGCATTGCTGGCCCTGGTGGGCTGTGAGAACCAGGCGGATCCGGCCAGCCTCCCGGACGGCGTGACGAACATCAGCAAGAACATGCGTGGGGTCTGGAACGCGCCCGGCGGTCCCGGCTGCAAGTGGTCGGTCCGGGTGAAATCCGGTGGCCGGTGGGTCACCGTCAACTCGGGCGCCGGCAACCACTCCCAGACCGCGATCATCGGAACGGCGCACGTCGGTGGCCAATTCCGCTCCGACAAATGCGCCAACAAAGCTGGGGGGTGGAAGCGGTGAGGCACCGAACCTTGGTGTACTGCGACGACACACCCGGCAAGCCACGCTGGGGCTGGTGGTGCCGTGACTGTTCCGCCATCGTGCCGCCGTGGACCACGCGGCGCCGGACCATCGATGACGACGCCAAGCAGCACACAGAAGAAAGCGAGGCCCGGTTGTGTACCGTCTCCTGACCGCCCTGCTCGTTGCCCTGGGCATCACCTACGGCCTGAGCACCGCCCCGGTCCAGGCCCCAGCACCCGCCCAGGTGCAGACCATCGAACAGCCCTCTCCGCAGTACGCTGCCGCGGGGGCCCAGGCTACGCCGACCGGGTGGGGTAAATGGCTGATGCCGACAGGCCAGATCTGTGTCCAGACCGGTGGCAGTACGTACTGGCCGATCGCACAAGCTGTTGCCGCGATCAACAAAACGGACGCCAACATTGTGGCCAAGGCTTCCTGCACTGGCTACAAGCGATCCATGACCATCATCATTCGCGGCTACACCAGCAGCACCGACGGGGCTTGTGCCAACGCCTACTCCGCCGGGGGCAGCTTCACCTGGACCTATGTCCGCGGGGTGTGGACGTGGGTGCCCAATGCTCCAGTGGTCAATGTGAACTTCTGGTACCGGATGAAGGCCGCCTGCCAGAACACCTACCGCAAACGCCTGTACCTGATGAGCCACGAGATTCTGCACATCCTGGGGCTAGCCCATGCCACCGGCGTTACGGTGATGCTGTCCCGGGTGAACGAGACATACGTAGTCCCGCAGTGGATCGACATCTATCGAATCAACCGGAGATACTGATGCGCAAGACGACCCCGCCGGGCCCGTACCGGCCCGAATCCACCCCGCACATCTGGCGCACCGCACTGATTGTCGGCGGCTGCTTCCTGGCCATCCTGCTGGTGCTGGCCTGGATGATTGGCACCGACATGCGCCGGACCGTAATCCCGCAGGAAGAACTGCTCAGGCCGTACCAGGGCGTCACCAATGGCTACGACCCCGGCCTGTACACGCCCTTCACCCACGCACCCAAGCTGGTGTATGTCGGCGGCGCACCATGACCGGGTTCTGGATCGGGACTGCGGTCGTATTCGTCCTGCTGCTGGCGATGATCCTCGTGGTATTCGGGGTGATGAAGGCGATCCTTGACCCCGATGCCCCACCGATCTGGCGGAGGCAGCGATGACTGTTTGGATGTGGCAGTGACTACCGAATACGAGAAGCGAATGAAGCTATTGCGCTTATACGCGTATGGGAGTGCAACCCTCTTCGTTGCCGGGTTATCCGCGTTGGTCACACTGTTATGGGGGTGCCGGTGACCGCGGCGGATGATCCCTGGGCTGAGTGGAAAACTGGTTACCGGACCGGGCTGGAAGCCGGCATAGCGGTGGCTGAGGTGTGCGCCGCCGAGCCGGATGCGACCGCCGCCGATGTGCTGGTCCTGCTGCGGACGCTGTCGGAGTCGTCGGTGATCCAGCCCAACCCCGGCGGGTTCACCCACCACGTGGAAACGCCCCAGTGACCGTGCTGTAGATCATCGGTGGCGCCCTGGGGGTGTGCGTCATCATCGTGCTGGGGGCGCTGCCGGAGCTGCTCGCGGGGGTGCTCACGGCGGCCTGCATCCTGACCCCGTTCTACACACTGAAACCGGAGGCACCAACCATGACCGAAACCCTAGTAATGGAAGAACGCGACGGCGCACTATATGTCGTGAACGCGCCGCTGCCCGAACGGATCCTGATCAGCCGTGAACTGTGGGACATGATCCAGCCCGCCGACGTACCTGGCCCCGACTGGGCATACGCCGAAGAGATCCAGCACGCCGACCCCAACAGGGCCAACGATGGCTACGTACTGCACATCGACGCTGAGAACGTCACCTGTTCCTACCGCATCGCCGCGGTGCCGGAGGCCGGGGACCTGACCGGCGTTCTGGCCGCCTGGAGCGAGCAGTAGGCAGCGAACACCCCCGAACCCCAGGGTCGAGCCCGGGTCCGGGGGTGTTCTGTGTCGACCCTACGACTGCTTCCGGGTCTTCGCCACCGCGGGCTCCTCGGCCGTCGGCTCACCCTCGGGTTCGGTGCCGGCGGGCGGGTAGGCGGCCAGGTTCTCCTCGGTCTTGTCGCGGTAGTTGCCGTCGTTGTCCAGGTAGATGTTCACGGTGCGTGCCCTCTCAGGTTGCGTCGGTGTTGATTTGCAGCGTAGCGCCGGGGAAGGACTGCTCCAGGCCACCCGGCCAGATCGCGATCGGTACGCCGTGCAGAATGCCGGGAGTGTCGGTCTGGCCGACTAGCCAGTTGTGTTTGACCGCGACCACGTTGGGGGTAGCGCCTGCGGTGAAGGCGGCGCCAGTCTCGGTGAAGGCGGCCACTTTGCCATCGGCGGTCTCGCGGTAGGCATGGAACTTCCAGGACGTCACCAGGGTGAAATCGGTACCGGCCGCGGCGGTGATGTCCACGATCCAGTCAGGCTCAAGATCTCCGGTGTTCATACAGACTCCCTGGTGATGGCGGTGTACGGCGTACGACGGGTGAGAGCACTGTAGGCCTGATCGCGCGCGGCTACGTCCGGATCCGGCGGGCTGCTGATGGTCCATTCGGTGGGCGCCACAAAGGCCCCACCCAGGGTCATCTGCTGGGCCTGCCCTGTGCCAGTCGCGGCGGCCAGCACGAGTAGCTTGCTACTCGCCAGCTGCTGCGCGGCGCCAGATCCTGCCGCCGTACCCAGTGCCAAGGCCTTCCCGAGCGCCAGGGCCTGGGGCGCGCCCACACCGACGGCGGTTCCGAGCGCCAGGGCCTTGGCGGAGGCCAGCGGCTGCGGGGTGCCGGTGCCGGTCGCGGTGCCGAGTGCCAGATCCTTGCTGAACGTCATGGCCTGGGGTGTGCCGGTGCCGGTGGCAGTACCGAGGTCCAGGGAACCGGCAGCCCCGAAGCTCATGGCCTGGGCCGCGCCGCTCCCTGTGGCCTCCTGAAGGCCCAGAGCCTTGCCGGGAGTCAGTGCCTGGGCCTCGCCGGTTCCGGCCGCCGTACCCAGCGCTAGGGCTTTGTCCGCCCCGATTGCGGCCGGTGCTCCGGTGCCGGTTGCAGCGACCAACTCCAGGAATTTACTGAATGTCATCGCTTGGGGACTGCCGGTACCGGTGGCTGGATCCAGCGTGACGGCTTTCGCTGCACTCAGTGCCTGCGCAGCGCCGGATCCGGTGGCGGCGCCGAGATCGATGATCTTGCTAGTGCTGAGGGCCTGCGCGGCACCGGTGCCGACGGCGTTGCCCAGGTTCATCGCGGTGCCGGTGCCAGCCGCGGCGAGGACACCGAGGAACGCCTTCATGAAGTCGGTGATGGTGGATGTCGCCGAGATGGAGCCGGTGGAGCCGACGGCCACGGCGTCGCGGGTGTCGAGCGTGAGGACGTTGGAGTCCTGGCGTTCGGTGTAGTTGGCCGGTGGGGTCCAGGTGGCGCCGCCATTGAAGTTCGTCCACATGCCGACGGCGTCCCCGTCCGCGGCGGCCGGGATGGCTTCCACATTCAGGACGGTGACACCGGTGGTGGACTGGGCGGTGCCGAATCCGTCGAACGGGTCACCGGTTGTCACTCGGCCGGACCAGAGTCCGCAGACGGCGCCGCGCCATGTGGATCCGGTCCAGCTCCAGGTGTAGCTGCCGCTGTCGGCGGCGATGAGCCGTTTCCAGTACACCCACAGCGATCCGCGCGCGGTGGGTGAGGTGTCGAGCTGGGCCTTCAGGTTGAATCCGGACGGCACCGTGGTGATGCTCGCGGCGTTCTCTTTGTAGATGCCAGCCACCGCGATGTCATCGACGGCGGCCCCCGTGGGCACGGTGATGATGGCGTTGGCGCCGTTCCCGTCGTCCAGCAGAGACGAGGATCGATGCGCCACGCTGTCAGCTCGCTACGTAGAGCCCGGCAGCAGCGAACGACGGGGTCACCGGCACGCCGACGTCGAAGGTGACAGTTCCGGCGAGGAGATTGTAGAGCGGGATCAGATCTGCGTCGGTGCCGACGCCGGTGTCGGGGTCGTAGCACACGATTGCGGCACCGCAGCCCTGGGCTGAGCCGCCGGAGTTGGTCCAGCTTGCCGGGTCGGTGGCGTCGGTGTTCTGGTTGTCGGCGGTGTCGTTGACTGCGACGGTGACGCCGGCCAGCGTACGGCGGGCGTAGCCGGTGAAGGTGCACTCGTCATTGGTGCCAGCCAGGATCGCGGACAGGGTGTCGTAGTCCTTGAGCGTGGCATCGGACTCCAGGCCGGTGGTCTGGATCAGCACCAGGATCAGGGCGTCCGCGGCAGCGCCGAGCTTGGCCAGCTCGTTGGAGCGTCCCTTGGCGATGTTGAATTCGAACGCAGCGGTGGCCATCAGATCTCCTCATCCCACAGCACCAAATCGGACTCGCCGGATGCCACCGGTAGCAACTCCGGCGGGGTGTCGTAGGACTCGCTGCGATAGGTGCAGGTACGGCAGTAGTCGTACGCCGTATTCGGGTCAGCCTCGGTCACCACCACCAGATCGTGCACGTGATCCGTCACAGCAGGTCCCCTTCATCCAGCGGATCGCCTGGCTGTGGATGATCCAGGCCTGCCCCGATAGTGGCAGAGCCGGGCGCCGTCTGGCCACCGACACCCGTGACAGCGACTGAGGTGCCGTTCGGGATGCTCTCCGCGGCCGGGCCGGCCACCAGCCTGCCGCCGGGCGTGGCCTTCACGGCGACATCCGCCCACGGGGTTACGGACTGCTCGGTGTAGACCGCGACACCGGCGGTGATCACCAGGCCGAGCAATCCGGCGGCAGGTCCGATCCAGTCGAACCGGTCGGGCGTCAGCAGCGAGAGGCCACCGGCGACTGCGGTCGAACTGGCGGCGACAGCCAGCAGCAGCCGGACCGGCTTGGACTTGCTCTCCATCGATCGCGGCAGCGGGATGCTCACGGCTGATCCGCCGGATCCATGGTGCCGTCGGCGTTCAGGAATCCCCGGAGCTCGGCGGCGGCCGGGCGGGCGGCGAGATCGGACACGCTGTTCTCCAGCGCGGTCACCAGCTCGCGGGAGGCAACCGTCATACCCTCGGCGTCCAGCTCCGCAGGTACCAGGGCGTTGCTGTCCAGCTGGGCCACGGCATTTTCGATCCGGTCGAGCTGGAGCTTGGCCGCCTGCTGAAGGTTGCGCAGCGCGGTGCCGGTGCCAGACGGGTCGATCCAGAACCGGATCGCGTACTCTTCGTTCTCTGCCTGCATCATGGCGCGCAGTTGCGCCTCGGTCCATGTGCCCATGTCTGCTCCAGCGGTGGGTTGGGGTGCGGTCGGTGTCACAAATTTGCCGGTGGCAACGTACTGCTTACAGGCGGCCGGTCCGGCGTCCAGCACAGTTTCCACGTCGCGCCGGAACTGCATCATCGTGACACCGAAAGGGTCGCGCTTGCGGCCGGTGTGCTCGCGGTGAGCGATGGCAGACAGCGCGGACCAGCCATGCGCATCGATCCGGGCAGCGGCGGCCAATACGGCGCCGCGGTACTGGGCGGCGGTCGGCGGCCGGGTCCCCGAGTAGATCCACTCATTGCCGTAGTACAGCGGGTTGCCGTTGATCGCATCCGGGCCGGGCTTCAGCTCGCTGGTGTAGCCGGGGTAGCGCTCGGAGCGGACCTTATCCCGGGTAGCGGCCGAGCCCATCCCGGCGTGGTTGGCGCGGCCGACGGCGCCGATGTGCACGGTGCCGCCCATGTCGGTGGCCTCGTTGCAAAGTGGACCGGGTATGCCATCAGCGGGGCGGCCGGTGACGAACAGGAAGTACAGGTAGGACGCGGACGCCGAGCCCCCACCAGTGTGGTGCTCAACGATGCCGATGGCGTCGGTGATTCCGCCCGGACGGCCGCGCGTGGCGGCTCCTGCGTAGACCCGGTGCGGTACGTGCCACTTGGTGTATGCAGCAACGATCTGTGCGAACGTGAGCGGTGTGGCCATTGGCGCGCATCCCTTCCCTAGCCTGACTCATCGTAACTACGGAATCTTCACCCGGCAGGGACCCGGTGACGTCTCCTGCGTGCCGTCACTGTAGGTGATCACCCAGTGGCTGCCATTGGGGGTGTCGTCGTTGGCGCATTGTGAGCTGCTGGTCCCAACACCCTTGGATCCCTGGGGCCCCATTTGGCCCTGTGTTCCCTGAGCGCCTTGCTCACCCTGGAGTCCTCGTTCACCCTGGGGCCCGGTGTCGCCCTGCGGTCCACGATCTCCCTGCGGGCCCTGGGGCCCGGTCGCGCCCGGGGCACCGACACACCCGGTGCTGAGCAATGCACATCCCGGTGGCGGTCCTGCCTTGCCCATCACGCCCTGCGGACCGGGTGGCCCGGCGGGACCCTGGGGTCCTTGCGGGCCAACGGCACCGACCGCGCCGGGGAGGCCACGCTTGCCTTCCTTCACGATCACCGAAGGTTCGGCTGCCGCGGGCTGTACGCAGCCGACAGTTCCGGTGGGCTTGCCCTTGCAGGCGGTGAACTGGTCCCGCTGCTGGGTGAGGGCGTTGCTCAGCACGGCGATGGTGCTGGTCTGGGTACCAATCACCACCAGCAGGGCAACGATGACCACCGCCAACAACGCGTTGGTGAGGCCGGAACCGATCAGCAGCCGGCCGGTGCGCTTATCCCGCTCGGCGCGGTCAGCCGTCAGTGCCGGCGGCGGCGTCTGCTCGATCATCTTCGGTGTCATCGCCTCTCATCAGCTCGGGCGGTCTGGCGGGCAGTGGTCTCATCATCGGCTCTGGCTCCCAGGGTGGGATTTTGTCGCGGCCCAGCTCGACCCGAATGATGTACTCCAGGTCACCGATCCGGTTCCGCAGATAGGGGTTCTGCTCGTCACGGTAGTACTCCAGCCGGTGCGTCGCGACGTGCTGACGCCATTCAGCCCGGGCCACCGAGCGTTGCAGGTAGCCGATGCCCTGGGCCTCGGTCTTGGCGGTGCGCCCACGGGTGATGTCGACACCCCGCAGGATCGACAGCACCGAGATGCCGAACCCTGCACCCAGCAGCGCCAGTACGGCGCCGCCGATCCAGTCAGGCATGCTGTCCCCCGTCTTGTTTGGCTCGGCGCAGCGCTGTCGAAAACCGCCACAGCCCACCCCACCGGCGCATCGCCTGGACGACTATGTAGGACAGCCAGCAGGCGAAGGCCAGCCGTGCGGTGTTGCCGCCGCCGGCCACTAGCACGAACACCATGCCGCCGAACCCGACTATCACCAGTGGCAACGCCACAAACTCCAGCAGCCAGCGGTCGGTAATTGCCCCCAGCATCGACACCAGCCCACCGAAGGCGATGAACCCAGTCCACACCCAGCGGATCAGGAACGGTACGTCCTGCTCCATCTGCCGGAAGGGGTCCACCCAGATGATCAGTCCGCCCGCGGCGAGCAGGAAGTACGCGAACGCCCGCCAGGGCCGGATCTTGCGGTGTTTGGCCAGCATCGCCCGTACCTCCCCAGCAGTCACGGTGTGTGTCCTTTGCCTTGGGCATCAGTATGCAGGTCAGTCGTGCCAGCGGTTTTCGATGGCGATGCTGTTGCTTGGGGTCCAGTTGCCCTGGGAGTCCAGGCCGTTGCTGTAGAACTGGTTGATCACCTGGTGGTAGCCGACCCCGAGCGCGTTCGGCGGCTGCCAGGCAGCGTAGGCCTTGGCAGCGATCCGGACCGCCTTGTCGTACTCAGCCTTGCGGGACTGCGTGACCGGGAACGGCACCGGATTCTCTGCGAGGAATGCCGGTGCGTTCCACCACAGCCGCGAACCGAAGAACCGGGAGCCGGTCAGCAGCGCGGCGTACGCCGGATCCTGCTGGAGTTCGCGCAATGCCTGTCCACAGGCACCGTGATCGGGGTGCGCACCAGGGATCACCAGCTCGGTCGGGCTCATGGTGTGGAAAAACGTGGTGCCGTTACCGTAGGTGTCCACCAGGCCCTGAATGACAGTCTTGGCGTCCGCAGTGCTGAAGCCCGTGGTTAGCCCGCCGTCGATGTGCTGAATGGTTCCGGTCCCAACCACGGCCGCGGCCAGGGAGCCCAGCGCGGCCCTGCTCTCGGCCAGCCGGAGAGCGTGGAAGTCGGCCTCTGCCGGTGCGGTGTAGCCCTCCAGCGCCGGATTGTGGCGGTAGCCGTGGGAGCTGCACACCACATCCCCGGCCAGGTCATCCAGTACACCGCCGGATCCGCCGGTGCTCATGGTCACCAGGATCAGGTTGTAGTTGGCGCCGCGGAAGTGCGCGGCGGCCTGGCCCTTGGAGATCAGTAAGTCATCGGCGTGTGGCTCGATTAGTACGACAGTGGTCATAGGGATCCCGTCTCAGAAGTACGACGTAACGATCACGACACCGGCCGCGCCAGCACCGCCCGCCCGGTCCACCGGAGAAGCTTGCCCAGCGCCAAAAGCCCCGCCGCCCCCACCGCCATAGGTCTGTCCAGCGTTACCTGTTCCAGCGGCAGTCAAGGATCGACCGCCGCCGCCCATGCCGCCACCGGCAGATCCGCCCACCGCCGCCAGCACTGAGACACCCGACAGCGTACGGCCCTTACCGCCAGGCTGCCCGGCCACGTTGATATCCCCACCAGTACCCACACCGCCAGAACCGCCATTGGCCAGACCGGTGCCGGTAGTCACACCAGCTCCAGCGCCACCGGTCCCACCTGATGCACTGACCGGGGAGGTAGCCGCGAAGGTGCTGGTACCGCCAGTACCGCCCGCGTTCTGGCCCGCAATGCCTCCAGCACCGGCAGCGCCCACTGTCACCGCGATGCTGGAGCCGACATCAGCGAACTGAAACAGTTTCCGGGCGTATCCCCCACCACCGCCGTAGCCGGCCTCACCCTGTGATGGGGTGGTCGTGGTCTCATCCACACCGCCACCACCACCGCCACCGCCGACACATTCGACCATGTAAGAACGGGTGCCCGCGGGTTTGTTCCAGGTGCCGTTGGCGGTGAACACCTGGACATTGGGGGGACCCGGGGCAAGGATCCGGTCTCCTGCGTTCTGGCCCATGTCAAGCCCTCCCTAGAGCGAGTAGTAAGCGGGGTCGGCCAGCCGGACGTCGGCGCCGACGGCGTGCGCCTTGACCACGCCGTTCACCGACCGGGTGACCGGCAGCGTCTGCGGGCTGGTGCCGCCAGGTGCGGACGTCACGGTCATGCGTTCACCACCGACCATGATGTCCAGCGGGTAAGCGGCGGCGTCGGTGGTCCATAGGGTGCCGCCAGCATTGGGCGTGGGGATCACCGAGAGGCTGGGACTGAGTGTGCCGATGGCGGTGTCGATCTGGCTGCCGCCGGTGTCGTACCGGGCGATACCTGAACTGGTGGACGTGGCGTACACCGACCCCTCATATCCGAGGTACGGCGCGCAGTTCCATGTGATCAGATGCCGGTAGGCGCCGTCGCTGATGGTTTCGTGTCCACCGAGTACCAGCAGGCGTACGTCGTCGAACACCCCCAGTTCGGACAGTTCTTCAATGACCAGCAGATCTCCGACCTTGATGGCCCGGGCCGCGGCGTCCAGCCCGACACCAGCGAGGATGCCGAGATCGACTGTGACGGACGGGTAGCGGGCCTGATCGACGGTGCCCTTGTTGACCAGCCAGGCGGCGATGCCAGATAGCAGCGCGTCAGTGACGACGTTGAATTCCGCCTGATCGTGGTAGCGCCCGACGCCGGCCGGGGGATCGAGCACCGAGAGGCGCCCGGTCAACAGCTGCGCGCGGTAGCTGTCGCCCTCGCGGCGGGTGGCGGTCATGTCGTTCTTGGTGAGCAGGTCATCATCGGTTGGTTCGAACGGGCGGACTAGATGGCCATCGGCGTAGCTCAGGGTAAGCGCCGGGGTCTGGTTGATCAGCGACACCCGGGTGCGGTACACCAGGCCGAACCGGTCGCGTGGTTCGGTGAGGAACCCCATGTCGGCCTGTTCGGCGTCGCGCAATTGCGAGAGTTTGGATTCGCTGTACTGCGGGCCCATCGGCATGGTATCGGCGTTGCTTCCGGCAATAGTCAGCGGGATGCCGCCGAGTCCGGCAATGCGCACCATCCGGTCGGCGGCGAGCTCACCAGCGTAGCCCATGGCGGCGTCGTGGAAGTCACCAACGGCGGGCGCGTTTGGCCAGGTGGGCTGGGACCACAATGTCAGGTGGCCCAGGTTCACCACGGTCTGCCCGGTGTATCGGCTGTAGAACAACTGATACAGCCAGACACCGTTGATATCGCGCCCGGTGGCCTGGACGCCGGTGTCCACCTGGACGCCGTCGATGTACACCACGTAGGTCTGGGTGGTCCCGCCGCCGGTACTGTGGGCTTCGAATCGGCAGGTGTGAATTTCGTTGTCGAGCAGGGCGGGGATGGCAGCGGTGACGGGGAAGGCGGTGCTGCCGCCGGTGCCGTCGTACCAGGTGACCTGAAGCGTGCCGCCGTTGGCCGGGTCCTGAAGCCGGAGTTTCCAGCGGTCATAGTCGTAGGACCAGACCACGATATCCAGGACGCCGATGTTGGTGTTGTCGTTCGTTCCGGGCACTGTGTTGAACGGTGACCAGAACACGAAGTCGAAGGCGAAGTTGTCATCGCTGGTCACCACGTCGCCGCGCATGTCGGCAGTATCACCAGTGGCGTTGAGCTCCATGGCGTTACCGAGGTATGGCGTACCGAAGTCCTTGCCGTAGGTGTATACCGGCTTGATCGTGCCCTGTGCTTCTGGATAGAACTTCAGGCTGTTGGTGCCGATGTCTCCGAGGTTGAGTGAATATTGGGTGCCCTCGGCACCGGACAGTGGGAAGTATGACGTCGGAACGGGGCTCCGCGACATGATCCAGTCCCGCAGGCCGGTGCTGGCGGGCTCTTGCCCGTAGCCCAGGCGGCGTAGCAGTCCGGCCGCGCCGATCGGGACCCAGGCGTCGTTGCCAGAGGTATCCCAGCGGTTCGGGAACGAGCTGCATTCCTGCCAGGCCCGGATGTCCACGTCGCCGTACCAGACGCGGGCGGCATCGGCGCTGCCGTTATACGTCCAGTTGTTGCCTTGGGCATCGCTGAAGTTGCTGGCGGCAAACGGGACAGGGTCCAGGGGCTGGGTGGTGAAGTTGGGGGAGGCGATTACGGTGCCGCCGATGCTACTGCGTAGCTGGGCTTCGTAGATCGTGCAGTGCGGGGCGTATCCCCAGGACCATGAACTGGTGATGCCGGTGGCGCCGATCCGGGTGGGCGCGCCGCCGTTGAACACCGAGGATGCGCCGGCCACGTTCACCGGTGAGCCAAGCACAGTCCAGGATCCGTTGACCCCGGTGGTGCTGGTGTAGAAGGTCACAACAGACTGCCCGGCGCCGTTGTCAACGTCCAGGGTGGCGCGCAGGGTGAGGCGCCCGGTGGTGCCCGGCAGCGCGACGGCGCCGGTGGCGGTCTTGACCGAGGCGGCGGTGCCAGCGGTGAACCAGTTCAGCCGGGGTTTGCCGCCGACCACGATCAGGGAGTACGACCGGTCGGCGTCGTTGTCAGCGAACTTGGAGCAGACGTCGAAGTCCCCGGTGCTCCACAGCCGGGTGGATCCGGGAAGGATCTCCATGTCCACGCGTAGATCCAGGTCCCCGGTGGGGGAGAGCTGGGCCGAGTCCACAGATTCCGCGCGCCCGTTGGATTCGGTGGCGTCGGGGAGGCCGAGCACCATGCCATAGGCGCCCTCGCCGATGGACACACGGATGGGGGTGTTGCGCCCGATCTTGTCCCATAGCACAGAGTTGGGGTTACGAGGCGAGAAGAGACCGTTCAGATTGTTGATCTCGAAGCCGCACTCTGACGGGCTGGTCTGGGAGTACTCGCCGGGCATGCCCCAGGTGATGTCCACCTGCTGGCGGTTGCTGAACACATACGGCGTGATGTTGGCCCAGTCGGTGGCGCCCACCTGGAGTTCGAACAGCAGCGTGCGGGGCTCGGCGGGGAAGGTCATGCCGTCCGTCCACCGATCAGCAGCTGGACGTTGCCAGCGACTCCGCCATCGTTCAGGCCCTTGCGCAGCATGCGCACCAGGAACCGGCTGGTTTCGGTGTCGTTGAAACTGAGCGTGAACGCCGCACCGCCACTGCCGCCGCGGTAGCCCATGCCGAGGCGCGCCGAATTGGGAGGCACCTCGGGCACGATCATGCCGTCCTCTTCGGGCACGAACAGCTCAGGGCGTTTCTCACCGACAATATATGGCTGCCCCTTGGAGACAGGACCACCGCGCGCGCGGCCGGGCGCCCGGACGCCCACATCGTTGCGGATAACGGTCTCGATCATCGTTTTATAGGTGTTGAGCCGGATGTTCACGGTCTTGCCGGTGAGGCTGTTAATAGCCGCCTGAGCGTTGGCCTTCTGGCGCAGCAGCTGGGCGATGTTGGCTTCGAGCTTGGCCCTTTTCGTGGCGGTGAGTTTGGGGTCAGCGAGTTGTTTCCTGGCCGCGGCCAGCTTGGCGTCGAGATCCGTCTTGTTGGCGGTGAGCTGGGCAACCCGGGTCTTGATCAGGCCTGGATCGTTCAGCTTGCGCAGGGCGATGTCCTTCTGCCGGGTGAGCTGGGCGATGTTGGCCTGGAGCTCGGCGCGCCGGGTCTTGGTGAGGCCGGGGTCGCGTAGTTCGCGCTGGGCCTTGGCCAGCTTCTGTTCCAGGTCTTCGATGTCGGCCTGGAGCTTGACCGTGGTCTCGGCCTTGTCCAGGGTGGTGGACCAGTTGGACAGTTCCTCGCGGGCATCCTTGATACCGGTGCGGGCTTCATCTGCCCAGCTGCCGATGGCGTCGGCCTGCTGGAGCATCTGGGCGGCCAGCCCGGGGCTGAACGCCGCAACGCTGGCGGCGGCCACAACGAGCGCCACCTTGCCGTACTTGGCCATCCCGCCGAGCATGGAGTCCAGGGCACCGAGAGTCTTGTCAGCAAATCCGATGATGGCCTGAGCGCCCTGGATAGCCCAGCCCACCATGACCATCTTGCCGGGGCCGTTGAACCAGTCCGCGAACTGCTCCAGTTTGGGCAGCGCATATTTGCCGATGGCATCGATAATGCTGGTCTGGATACCGCGCTTCAGGGTGGCCAGCTTGTTGCTGGCGGTGTCGTTGATGACGTCACCGGCCCGCTGGGCGGCGCCAGCTACCTTGCCGAAATCGCCGGCCGCGGTGTCCAGGTCCATGGCGAACAGCGCGGCACCGAGATCCTCAGCCTGGGTGCCGAACAGGCCGACGGCCAGCGCGGCTTGCTTGGTCGGGTCCTTGACCGCGCGCAGCTTGTCCAGGGTGAGACCGAGGGCGGCAGCGGCCTTGGGGCCGCCCTGGGCGATGGTGTCGGACATCTTCTTGGCGTCTAGCCCGATGCCCTTGAACGATGCCTTGGTCAGCTCACTGCCGTCCACGGCCCGGATGCTGAATTCCTTGATCGCATCAGCGGCGATGTCGGAGTCGCGGGCACCAGCCTGAATCGCCTGTGAAATAAGGCCGAACGCCTGGGCACCAGTCAGGCCTACCTTGCGGAATTGCGTGCCATATTCATTGACCGTGTCGAGCAGATCCTCAGACTTATCCAGGCCCTTCTGCGTGCCACGCACCAGCAGGTCGAACGCCTCGGTCGCGTTCTTGGCGAGTCCAGTCTTGAGCATCTGGGACACGGCGCGCGTGACCGGTAGCGCTTCCTCGCCGGAGATCTTGGCGTAGTTCATTACCTGTTCGGTAACGCCCTTGATCGCATCCTCGGAGTCGCGCACGGTGGCCAGACCGCTTTGGAACACGGTCTTCATGACCTGGTTGACTTCAGATACCGACTCACCGAAGGCGTTCTTATACATGTCCCCGGCGATGCGTCCGAGCTTCTCAGCTTCGACATCGGAGGCGCCGAGTTGCGCGGTCAGCAAGGCGTTGGCGTCCTGCTTTTCCATCGCGCCAGCGAAGCCCTCGACAACCGCCGCACCGAGGCCGGCGCCCAGCCCGAGGAACACCAGCGGCCCAGCCTTCAGGCCCTCGCCCAGGGAGGCCAGGCCTTCCTTGCCCTTGGCCCCTATCTTGCCGAGGGCGTCACCAGCCTTATCGGCGCCCTTGACCAGTTCCTTGAGAGCAGACTTGCCCTTGTCCGCGGCCTTGGCCAGACCAGTACCGAGCTCTTTGGAGGCGCGCGCGATTTTGTCGAACTTGCCGGAGGCTTTGTCATTGGCCAGGACGTCGAATTCGAGCTTGTCCTTACCCGCCATTTCGCGCCTCCCTCAGGTATTCCACCGCCTGGATAAATTCGTCTACCGTCAGTGCTGTGATCTGGTCTGGTGTCCAGCTGAACAGGTGCGCTAGCTGGGGCCAGCGCTGTTCATAGACGCTGGTCCAGGATTCTCCGGTGGTGGTGTTTGGTCGTCGGGCTCGGTCAAGCTCTCGTCTTTTGGGCCCTCTTCGATTACCTCAGGCTCAAGGTCCGCCGGTGCCACGTAGCCGTACTCGGGCATGTCGTCGGGGTCCAGCAGCTCGATGTTACCGGCGTCCAGCTCCACCTCGTGCAGCTTCAGTTTGGGGTTGCTGCGCTTACGCAGGATCCAGATCACTCCGCGGAGCGCCGATGCGCGCCAGGCGCCGACACCGGCGATGACCTGGGGCCAGGTGAGGTTCACCTCTTCCTCCACCAGGATGGTTTCGCTGAGCAGGAATTTGCCCGGTGTGAACGGATAGTCGTCGTACTTGCCGGGGTCGGCGTCCTTGTCCTCATAGACCCGGATCACCCACAGTGGGGGGTTAGACATGGCGCATCACGTCTTTCAGTTGAGTTTGCGGATGGTGTTCTGGATGGCCCGCCGGATTTCGGTGGCGGGGATTTCCCGATTCATCGCCAGTGGCTGGGTCCAGAACCCGGGCCGTACCTTCTGGTCTACCCAGGCTTCAGGGTTGCCGTACACCGGGTGCCTCAGGGTGCCGTCGTTGATCACCCGAATGTGACGCTTTTTCTTGGCGCCCTTGGCGGTGCCCACCAGCTTGAGGCCGGCAGCCGCGCCCTTAGTGGATCGGGACACCCGGACGGTGAGGGTGGTGCGGAGAACCCCGGCGTACTGGTCCGGCAGGTAGTCAGCCAGGTGGCGTTCAACCACGTCGATCATCGGCTTGGCTGCATTGCGCATCTGCGCGTTCAGTTCGTTCCACAGTCCGCGGCCGGCCTTGCCTTGCGCATTGAGGCGCTTGGCCAGGGCAACGAACTGCTGTGTGCCGGTGATCTCCAGATCCTCCGCCACGGGCTACGCCGTGGCTCGCGTGACCACGCCCGAGGTGGGGAAGGTCAGGGACTTGCGGGCCACTTCGTTGAGCGAACCGCCGACGTTGTGCTGGGCGATGCCCACCAGCCCGGTGTACTTGGGGTTGGTGGTGCTGACGGCGCCGGCATCTAGGCGGACTTCGAATGCGGTGTTGGTGCCGAACAGCGGCCACAGCAGGGCGTCCACCTGGGACAGCGCGGTGTCGTCGTTGAATTCCACCTGGAGCGAGCCGGACTTGAGACCGTAGACGTTCTTGGTCCAGCCGTCGCCCATGGCGGTGCTGTCCAGCGCGCTGGCTTCCAGCGCCAGGGTGGCCTGCCGGACGTGGTCCGACATCGCCACAGCGTTGAGCGCCAGGTACTCGTTGATCAGTGCGAACACAGCCATGCCGGGTCTCCTATCTTCCTATGCCGATTGCCCCGGCGGCGACGAATGCCCCGGTCACTGCGCTGATGTTGAAGCGGTAGAACGTGTCGGCGATCGGTCCAGCCACGCGCGCCATGAACGTGCCGCCGCGGGCGGTCAGTGGGCCGATCGTGCCACGCACCGTGGGAGTGGCCATACCGGCGCCGTCGTCGCTCTGCACCTGGATCGTGATCGTCGTAGCGGCGGTGAACACGTGGAAGGTGGCGTACAGGAACTGATCCGCTGCGACGGCGCCAAGCTCAACCACCGAGCCGGTGGGGCCGACGGCGTTGGCGGCGCCCTTGGCCTTGGCCAGCTGGCCGCGGACGGCGCCGAACTTGTCGGTGGCGGTGGACACCAGGGAGAACGGGGCCAGGGGCCCGACTTCCCCGCCAAAGTTGTAGGCGGACTTGGCGGCGTTGAACAGGTACGCCGGTTCGGTCTCTACCTCTTTCAGTGTCCAGGTGTGCGCGCGTTCGATGGCCAGGTCACCGAAGGCTTCAGTGTCCACGGCGTCATCCGTCGCGGACTGCCAGAAACCGGAGTAGTTGAACGCCAAGGTCTTGAGGCCGTAGGCGTTTTCCATCCAGCCGGCTGAGCCGAACGTGGTCTTGTCCAGGGCCGCGGCCGTCAGGTCGAGCTGTCCCTGATTGGTGTCCGTGGTGAAGTCGTGCCCGGCCACGTACAAACCGGCATCCAGTAGCGCCTCTACTGCCACAGCCCGTCACCTCCTGCGCTTAGCGTAATCATGTCGGCTTGCCTGGGCTGTGTACCACGCAGTTCAGCACGGCGGCGATGTGCGGGACGCCGGCCACGTCGAAGGTGACGCCGTATGCGGTAAGAGCGTCGATGTGGTAATCGGCGTCCACCTTGTTGTTGCTGTCCAGCACTCCGAAGCCGCCCGCTGCCGCGCGGCCCTGGTCCCAGACCAGCTGGGGGATGGACCGGCTGCCGTAGGGGTTGACCAATTCGTCCAGGATCTCGGTGGCGCGGGCATAGTTGGTGGTCGGGGCAAGGACGTAGATGGGGATGTTCCAGTCCACATTCCCCCGGCCCATGGCCACCGGGTAGTTCGCGGTGGGGCCACCCACCACGGCGCTGCCGCCGTCGCCCAGGTTCTGGATCTCGGCCAGGTTGGCGTCTACCACCAGCTTGGGGATGGTGGCCAGGCCGAGACCGAGCTGGCGCCGGAGGATGGTGAGGGTGGCCATGTCAGGCCACCATCGCGACGTCGCGGACGTACGGCCACAGCAGCTCGATGACGTCCTTATCCGCCCGGGTGATCTGCACCGCGGCGATGTCGCCGAACTGCGCGACGCCGTACGGGGAATCCTTGCGCTTGAACAACTGGGCGGCCTTCAGGACCGTGGCCTGTTCGATCTCCGTCGGCTTGAAGGACCAGCCGAACCGGGCAGTGATCTGGATCGGCAGGATACCGGTGGTGCCCCTCACGTCGAAGCGCAGGCCGCGGGCACTCTCAAGTTTCCACCAGCCGCCGTAGAGGGACCCAGAAGTGTTGGCGCCGTAGGGCCAGAGCCGGTAGTCGGCGGCGTTCCAGATGGTGGTGTAGGCCGTGCCGTCCGACGTGGCGATCACCAGGCCGGCGCTGTACGCAATGTCCTCGGGCAGCCACAGTTCGGTGTCCCCACAAGTCCGGACTGGGAACAGCTTGGTGACGGGCGCGGCATCGGCCCAGAACCGGCGGTCGGTGTAGTTGTCCACCGCCCGGCTGGCGGCGTTGATCGCGCGCACCAGCTGGTTCTGTGACAGGTTCTGGCTGGCCAGATCCCCGAGCTGCTCGCGTAGATCATCCACCGTGCAGTAGCCGTGTACGACTTCAGCCACAGCGCACCTCCAGGCGCGCGCCAGCGCCGCCCGGAACAGCGGACCGGGCGGTGCTAGCGCTGACCATGGGAGGCATCACGGTCAGTTCTTGTCCGCGTCCTTGTGCAACGCGTCCACCACGGCATCCGCGGCGGCCCGGGCGGCCGCGGCTACCTTCTCGTGCTCAGCCTGGGCGGCGGCGATGGCGGGATCCTGCGGGGCCTCGGAGGCCGGGCGCTCCTCGCCTTCGTTGCCGACAGCCATCATCGGGACGGACTGGGCCCGGATGTGGTCCGCGGCGGCCACTGCCTGCTGGGTGAACTGCTCGCGGGCCGCGGCCTTGGCTGCTTCGGGGTCGCCGATGAGTTCCGGGTTGGTCTGGTCCGGGGTGCCGTCGGCTTTGAGGCTGAGCATGGCCACGCGGTCGTGCTGACCCTGGTGCGGGACGGCGGTGTTGCCCTTGGCATCCGTCGCCTTGGTGGTGTCCTGCTTACCGCTGTCGGCGGTGGCGTTCACGTGTTCTCCCTCGGTCGGGGTGTTCGGTGATGCTCGGTGTGCGCCGATGCGGCCCAGGCTGACCTTCGCGCAGCCCGGGCCGCTCGGAGCTTACGCAGCCGCGTGCTGGAAGGTCTTGGCCGCGGAGCCGTTCTGGAGCGTGCCGTCGGACCGCTGGAAGGCGAAGAACCCCACCTGAAGGAAATCCGCGTAGCGCTCAGTCAGCCGCATGACCGCGAGATCCGAAACGTCCCGGATCACGTAGGCCTCGCGGATGTCGCCGAACAGGACAGACTTGGCGTTGGCCGCCGGGCTGGCCATGTAGTTGTTGAGCGACAGCGGATAGCCCAGCAGTACGTCCGGCACGCCCACCTGAACAGACGGCTCCCAGAGCGGCCGGTTCTGAGTGTCCTTCAGTTTGCGCAGGCCCTTCCGGGTGGTCTGGTTCATCATGAACCGGCTATTGGCGTTCTGGTACGACGGATCGATGGAGTCGATGAGGTCTACCAGGTCGTCGTAGATCACGGTCGTCAGCTGGGCGGCGGCGCCGGTCTTGCCGACGGTGGCCGACGTGATGATGCCGTCGGGCTGGCTGGTGCCGGTGCCAACGGTGAAGTGCCGGTTCTGGATCCGCCCGATGCGCTGGCCCAGGGCCCGCGGGAGCCAGCTGTTGAGGTTGAACGCGTTGTCGTTCATCAGCTGGAGCGACACGCGCACCAGCAGGCTGGTGTACATGTAGCTGTCGAGCGAAGCCTGACCGAACACCACGTCCAGCTCGGTGATCGCGGTGTTCTCACCAAGGATGGCGCCTTCGTTGCCGGTGTCGTTCACCGTCGGCCAGGGCAGGTTGGCCCCGGTCTCGGTGGTGATGACCTCGGCAAACTGCCGCATCGCAGCCACGAACGTCATCTGCTCGATCAGCGTCTGCCGGAACTCCGGCGGCACCAGGTACCCACCGGCGGTGTTGGTGCCAACGCCCTGAGCGCCCTGCGGTGCGTCCACCCGGCTGCCGGCCAGCAACGACTGCTGGGCGCCGGTCAGTGGCCGGTTGCGGATGTAGGCGTCGAACGCCTCGGCGTACGCCGCGTCCTGCGGGCTGCGTTCGACGCCAGCCGGGGCACCCACGGCGCCGGTGCGGTCCACCGTGTTCAGGGCGGCCTCACGCGCAGCGAAGGCGTTCTGCCGGTCCACGTTGGCAGTGAGCGCTTCCAGTTCGGCGTCCATCCGATCGTACGTCGCGCCGTCCTCGGCGCTGAGTACGCCGTCGGTGGCTCGGCTCATCACTTCCTGCATCTGTGACCAGAGGTTGGCCCGCCGGTCCAGCAGATCCTGTGCTGCCGTCATCTTGGTTCCTTTCCTGTCGGACTGCGGGCCACGCCCGCGGGCGTGGATCAGGCGTTCAGCTCAACCTTGAGAGCATTGTGCCTGTGCCGGCGGGCGTAGTCGCGCGCCGTGCCGGTCGTTGTGGTGGCCGCGGGTGCGGCCGGGGTGGGCGGTGTGGCGGTGATGGCCGTCGGCAACGGTGCCGGGGCGGGCGCCGCGCTGCGTCCGGCGTAGGTGAACAGCGTCTCGGTGTCGAACGCCATCCGGGCGGCGGGGGCAGCCTCTTCGTCGGCCGGTTCGTCGTTGCCGGTGTTCACTGAGTCGGCCAGGCCGAGCTCTACCGATTCCTCGGCGGTGAACCAGCTCTCGGCCAGCATGTATTCGCGCCAGTGGTCCACGCCGCCGCCGGCCTTGGCGTCGTACACCGCGGCGCTGTCGTTGCTGACCCGGTCGAGCAGGTCCGCGTAGCTGCGCATGTCGGCGGCGTTGCCGATGGCCAGGCCCCAGGCGTCGTGGATCATCAGTTCGGTGTTGCCGCCCATGATCAGTTCATCGGCCGAGACAGCGAGGAACGACGCAGCGGAGGCAGCCAGGCCGTCCACCCGGGCGATGATTCGGGCCTGGTGGTCGCGCAGCAGGTTCATGATCGTGACCGCTTCGAACACCTCACCGCCGGGAGAATTGATCCGCAGGGTGATCTCGGTGGTGCCGGCTGGCAGGGTGGCCAGCGCGGATGCGACCTCGGCGGCGGAGATGCCCCAGAACCCGCCCCAGGAGTCGATCGGGCCGTAGAGGTAGAGCGTGGCCGCGGTGTCGTCATCGGTGGTGGTCGGCTGCTCAGCGCGGATCAGGGCGTGGCGGCCGGCCTCGGGACCGGGCGGGGTGCGTCCCCAGAACCGGTATTGCGGGCGGTTTTGGTTACGCATCGGCGGTCTCCAAAGTCTGATCGGTACCGGTTTGCTCCGATTCCTCGGCGGTTTCGTCCGGTGCCGGAGGCAACTGTGCGGGTTCCGGATCGGGGAACGGGCTGGCCGGGTCGAGCTCGGCACCGGCAGCGTTGAGCAGGATGCGACTCTCCTCGGTGGTGAGGATCTTGTTGCCGTCCACGGCGAGATACACCTTCTGTGCGATCTCAGCGATCGCCTTGGCTTGTGTCGCTTCCGGCGTCGGGGTGGGCTGGTTACCGCCCTTGGCGGGGTCGGCCTGACCGAGGATGCCCATGTTGAGTGGCCGGTACCGGACGTCGCCGTTCTCCACCGGGGCCAGCTCCTCAAACCGGCGGATGTCGTTGGTACTGAGCACGCCTAGGTTCCACATCTTGGTGTAGAAGTCGGCCCGGGTCTTGGGGTCACCGCGAAGCAGACCCTGGAGGGAGTACTTGGCGTAGACGTTCTGGGGCCGGAGGATCTGGGTGATGCGCTGTTCGGTCCGGATCAGCCAGTTCTGCATGGAGTAGATGACGAAAGCAAGCGTCTGTTCGGAGATCCCAGTGCCCCAGCTGGTGGAGCCATCCACGTCCATGAGCATGTGGGGCGGGACACCGAACATCCGGGCAATCTCCACCACCTGGAATTTCCGGCTTTCCAGGAACTGGGCGTCTTCCGGGGGGATGGTCAGCTGGTGCCAGGTCACGCCAGCGTCCAGCACGACAGCTTCGTGAGCATGCTGGATGCCGGTGGCCTTGGCCTTCCAGCGAGCCTGGAGGGCGTCGGCCTGCTCCGGCTTCAGTCGCTGATCGGTCTGAAGGATGCCCGCGGCAAGCGATCCAGAACCGAACAGCCGGGCGCCATACTCCTCAGCGGACAGCGCCAGGCCGATGCCCTGGCGGGCCATCCGGATCGGGCTGACACCGGTGATGCCGTCGTACCCGAAGCCGGGCAGGTGCATGATCTCGGTGTCATGCCAGGTGAATCCACCGGCGTCGTCGCCGCCGTCCACGGCGTACACCTTCAGGCCCTGTTCCGATTCGCGCCCGGCCTTCACCCGGCTGGGGTGGATTGGCCACAGTTCTTTGATCCGGCCGAGCGGATCGCGGAGCTTGAGCACGTAGGCGTTACCCCAGAGCAGTCGCTGGCCGTACACCAGCTCCCAGAAGTCGTAGGGCACCAGGTCCGGGTGGGGGTTGTCGAGCAGTTCGAAAGCCTGGCCAGCGACTAGCGGCTGGAGCGTCTCGTCACCGCGCTTGTAGGCCTTGAGTGGTAGCGCGGCCGGGGTGCCGGCCAGCAGGTTGACTGCGCGCCAGACCGCCGGCATGGCAAGGGAGGTCTTCTCGTCCACCATGATGCCGGATGCGGTCGGCCGGACACCGAGGAATTCCAGGATCGAGCTGGACGAGATGGGAATGGTGGGGTCTTCGATCGATGCCCTGGGGGTGAATAGGGCACCGAGGATGCTCACGCCGCGGCCCGCAGGTTGCCGCCGACGGCGTGCTGGCCGGTGGCCTTGGCCGCGGCCTCACGGGCGGCCGCCAGGTACAGCAGGCTGATGCCGGTCAGCAGCAGCAGCCCGCCGAGGGTGAAGACGCCTGCGATCACAGCGGCCATGAAGGCACCGGCCACGATCAGCCCGAACGCCGCGGCCAGGGCCACCAGGCCCGCCAGCTCCATCGGCTTGACGCCCATGTCCCCGCTCCGTTCTGTGACGCCGGTTACCAAATGTTCGGCCCACCCTGCTCACCTTCCGTGAACAGCCGGTGCAGGGCCAGCGTAGCGGCCCACAGGGCGGAAATGTTGGCAAGGTCCTCGCGAGCCCATATCAGCGCGTCGCCGTACTTGCGCAGCGTAGCCGATCCTTGGGCCTTCTGTAACGCCGGTTGGTCCAGGTGCCAGAAAGTTGCGTCACGCACCGAGTCCCGCCAGTGGCCCACAGCCTGCGCACACTCCTGCGAGGTAAGTGCCTTCACCTGCCACGCCGGCCAGGCCTCGCGGCCCCGGGCATCCAGGGGCTTGATCAGCGATCCGGCCGGGCCACCCGCCTGGATGGCCAGCTCGATCAGATCCGCCTTGCTCAGCAGGCCCCCGGCCTCGGAGTCATCGGCCCGCCCAGCCAGGTAGTCGATCACGGTGTCCGTGCCGGGCAGCGTGTGCACCATGGCGGCGGGCTTGGTCTCCTGCGTGACCGGGTCGGTGGCGATCCAGGCCACCCCGATGTTCACCTCGCTGCGATCCGGCGGCATGTCCACCACGACGGCCATCTGGTCATAGGTGGACGGTGCCAGCAGCCGGGTGTTGGCGAGCTTGGCGAACTGCTGGAGGTCCACCCCGGTCACGGTGGTCAGATCTGGTGGCTCCTCATCCAGGCCGAGCCGTTCGCGCCCGAACTCCCGCGGCAGCGCGGCCATTGCGTGGCGTTCATCCTGGACGTACTGCACCGAGATCCGGCGGCCCAGGGTGTGGTTAGCCATCCGGCGATAGTCGAGCTGGTCCAGCATGCAGTTGGGCGCGGTCAGGGTGTGCGGGCAGTCCAGGCCGAGCTCACACAGTGGGTACTGGCAGCCACGGCGGCCGTCGTGCGGGCAGTCATCACCGAGCTCGCACGGGTTGGTACCCCAGCCGCCGGGTGCGCACCACTCCAGCCAGATGAACCGGTCCCCCGGTACGGCATACCGGCCCCGCTTGGTCAGGGCCCGCAGGTGGCTGGAGTCGTCGGTCGCGAATGCCGCCGAACTGGCGTAGTTGACATGCGCCCAGGGCCGGGCGGCCAGTGTCGGGATCAGGCCGCCGATCAGTCCGCCCTTCAGAATCAGCGCTTCGTCCAGGATGTTGCGCTTACCACCGAGTCCCCGGCCGCTGCCGGCGTTCTCCCGGGCCAGAAACTCCAGCGAGCCCCCGTTCTTGAGATAGACACCCTCCTCGCCGTGCGACCGGTTGATCCGCCGGATCCGCTTCAGATACTCCGGGGCGCGTTCGATGATGCCCGGCGCCTCATCAGAACCGAACAGGTCCTCAAACACGCCGCGCGCGGTCTTGAACCGGTGCGCGGTCCAGCAGATCCGGTCCGGCGGCAGTTCGAATAGATCGAACAGCGTGACCGGCAGGACCACGCCGCCGGTCTTGCCGTTCTGCCGGGCCTCCTTCACCCCGGATTCCAGCGCCACCCAGCCGTTGCGGTCGTACGACGACAGATCCGCCACCGCGTCTATCTGCTCGGTGTCCAGCTCACGCCCGAACAGCCCCATCAGGTCCACGATCTCCGGCCCGAAGTCCCCGATCTTGGTGTCTGGGACGTACCGGTATCGGGGAGCGACGTACGGCGGCGCCTCCAGCAGTGCGGTCACCCCGTGGCCTCCACGTGCTCAGCCAGCGCGCGCAGTTTGGCGATGGTCCGCTCCCGGATTGACACCGAAGGGTCCCGGCCAATCTGGGCCTCCGGGGTGTTCTGCTCGGCGGCGGCCATCAGCCGCTCCAGTTCCTTGCTGACGTTGGTGGCGGCCGATGCGCTGGTGGCGCTGGAGACCAGCTTCTCGGCCATCGCGATGATGTGCAGGCCCTGCCGGGTCTCGGCAATCCCCATCCGCTCCAGATCCGCGGTGTACTGGGCGACCATCGGATGGACCCTGATGACCACCGGGACCGTGGCGTCCTCGGTGACCGCGATGTGCAACTGGGTGACGGTGCCGCCCCCGTCGGCTGGAGCAGATCCGACGACCAAGCCGTCTGCTCCAGCCTCAGCGCCGTCAGCCTCGGGGGATACCGGCGGCGTTTCCGCGGGGGGCTTCGACCGTACCGCACGCTTGCGGGGTGTGCGGGCAGCCGGCGGGGATTTCTTGGCTGGCTTCGGTGGCGGCGGCACCCAGCGGTCCGCAGGTAGTAACGGGGGGTAGGGCTCGCTGGGCGCCTTGCCGCCATTGCGCCGGAAGGCCCGCTGCCGACAGGTGGCCGAGCAGTACAGCTTGGGACGGCCGGTCAGCTTCTGTTCCACCAGGGTGGAGCACTCCGGCGACCAACACATCAGCTCGGTCACGCTGCGCATTACGTAACCCCTTCACTCGGTGTAACGACTGTAACGGAAGTCTGGGCGGCATCCGCTGACACAGTCGTGTCAGTCACTCTCTGTGATCGGGGAGAGACAACGGACGG